CTATTTCGACGCTACCCGCCTGCGCCTGTTGGGTAGCGGCTGCCCCGGCTTCGGGTACGGCAGGGGCTGGACCCTGCATCGCTTCAGCCATTTCGGCTTCACCATGTAGATGTACCGAAACTGCTTCAGGCGATGCTCAGTCGCCCGATGGATGTTGTTCCGTAGGTACTCGCCACGTCCTCCAGAGCGATTACGCCTCAAGGTCAAGAGCATCGAGTGGTAGAACTCTCCGTCGAGTTCGTAGAAAGCCTTCATGTGATGGCCGAAGTAGTGGAAGTTCGCTGCCTGGTAGACAACACCCCAGCCTCCACATCGCTCGTCGGCAAACGACTGAATCCATGCCACAGTGGGGCAAGCTCGACGGATGTACTTGATGCTGTAGCTGATCGCCTGGCTTTCGCTGTTGCGAGGGGCAACATCATCGAGCCACATGCGGTTCAGTTCCAGGTACTGTCCGATCTCTGTGCCGGCCACGATCTTGCCGACCGCCCGGGGATTCATCGCATATCCATACTGCAAGACGCCGCGCATCTCACCGCCGACCCAGACACCAAGGTGTATGTAGGAGTTCGCGACGATGCGACGAGAGTAGTGGTACTTGATGATGAGGCCGCAGGCTAGGGCCCGGGGGATCACCGCGACATAGAAATTACGATGGCCGAACCCTGCTACGCCGTCTGCGCCATGGATGTAGCCAGGGTTGAGGGACTCAGGCGCCGCCCAGGCGCCCGGTTGAGGAGGGTAATAGCTCGGTTTCTGTTGAGCCACAAGCGTTCCTATTGGTGGACGCTCGCGGGCGTTCTGAGGCGCAGCTCGTGGCTGTCAAGCTATTCAGTGTCCTGCAGCGAGGGCACTTGATTTGGAGGGAATAGGCTCCGGCCGCGCGGGCCAGAAGCCGGCTGCAGCTGCCGCAGCGGATTTCTTTCATCTGCAAAACCTTTTCAAAACTGCTAGGCTCCGCCGCGCTCGCGCGTGAGCAGGGGGCCTTGGCTGGCTTGCAGGCTGGTTCTGCTGGTCGGCGATTCCCACTGGTGTTCCAGCACCTGTGGGAATCGCCCTCTTCTTTGTGTTGCGTGTGCCGGGCAAGGTCAGCAGCTGCTGACCTGGGCCCAAAAAAAAGCCCGCATTCGGCGGGCTGGCTACTCTGCTCTTATCTCTTCAGGCAGCGGATACCTGGCCTTGATCTCCTCGACCTTGGCGATCCAGGCAGAGTAGTCCGGTTCCACGCCGGCCTTGATAGCGTCGAACTCGGCCTCGGTCTTGAGCGGGTCACTCTCCAGGCGGTAGGCATTCGCCCGCGCCGCGGCTGCGGCATCGTACTCAGCCTGCCAGCGTTCTTGCGCCTGCTGTTCAGCGGTCTTTACCTGGCTCCAGTCGATCATCGCGGTAACTCCACCGGGCCATCGGTCTCTATCAGCAACGGCTCCGGGAAGCGAGCGGCGGCACTGGCATCAGCGGCCAGCGGGAACCGCAGGGTTAGTTCCAGCCGGCCATCCCTTCGCGCCACAGGACCAGCGAATAACTCCGATCCAATGGCCTCGGTCGGCAACTCGCCGCCCTCCGGGAGGGGAGTGAAGTCGAACGCCTGGCCGTTCACGGTGAGTACATCGCCAGCCCTGCTCAGTGACAGGCGCTCGTCGCTTCCCGGCAGCGGAGCAAACGGTGACAACTTGATGATCATCAGAACCACCTCCCCACAACCATAATGCTCAACCCGTTAGTACCAAGGTCTTCATTCAAGTAGAAAGTAACTTGGTCCCCGCCCATGTAGCCGCCCCTAACCCCCGCCGCAGCCGATGGCCAGCCGCTGAACGGTATCCAGTTGACGATGAGGCTATATGAGGATCCTCCGATAAACTCAGCCGCCAACTGCACTGTGTTGGGCCCTGCTTGGTAGTTGCTACCAGACCCCGTGATTTGGCGTATGCAAATCTGAGTTCCATCTGCAAACCGAACGAACTCACCATTCGCGTTGCTGCCACGCTGGATCACCGCGCCAGTCGGTACGCCGCTCGACTGCGAAACGGCGCCCAGAATGCTGTCTCGAGAGTACAAAGCCCCAGTTGAACCCAGGGCAGCTCTAACTGCAGCACTCCCAAGCCCAAGGGACGTGCGCGCGCCAGCGGCAGTTGCAGCGCCTGTGCCGCCAAGCGCAACCGGCACCGTGTCGCCGTCGGCGAACTCGCGGAGACTGCCGTAGCCGTTGCCGTCGGCCTGGAGTTTCGTCGGGCGTACATCAGCCATTGAAAAGCACCTGAATGTTGAGTTGAGCGCCGGTGGCGGTGTACGCCGGCAGTTGGCCGTCAGGGTTCATCGTGAGCCGAAGCATGGAGCCATCGGCGAGATACCCAGGAACAGCCGCGGGGATGCGGACGTTCATCGGATAGGCCACCACCACCCCGGCGCCGTTGGTGACGAACTGGTCGTATCCGGTGCTCCGCCGGACGAAGTAGATCGCGTTCGGCTCCAGCGCGGCAGGCAGTTGCGCGACGACCTTGTGGGTCTGGAGGACGGCCATTTACCAGGCCGCCCCGTTCCACTCCGCCGGAATCGGCTGCCCGCCGAACCGAACCAGGCCGCCATCCTCGCTGAACTTGTCCAGCGCCGACTTGTTCGCGTGCGTGTGCGCCTGGGAAACAGCAGTGTCGATCTGCGCCGGCGTCGACGTCGGGCGCCCGTTGATCGCGTCCCAGTTGAGCTCGACGTCCATCGACTCATACTCGGCCACCTTCAGCCAGGCGCTGGTCGCAGGGTTCCATGCGTACAGCGCAGCTCCGGATTCGACTGTCGGGTCCGCGCTCGCATCTTGAACCAGGACGAATATTGCGCCCTCAGGCTCCAGGGCATCGCGTGCAGCGATATCGGCTACGAACAGGATCGGCGCGCCGGTGCCGGGCAGGCTGGCCAGCGCCTCGTTTATCAGCGCGTTGATCATCGCGCTGTTGCCGATCGAGCGCGCCACTCCCGCGCTGTTGGTCAGGTAGGACTCCGAGTAGCTGCCGTTCTCGACGAAGTAGAAACTGTCCGGCTGCAGTGTGCCCGGCAGCGTCGCAACCTTGAAAAATTGAATCTGAGCCATGTTCACCACTCGCTTTGTGCCCACTGGGCGCCATCTACGCCGTCCCTGCCGGGCGGCCCCTGATCACCAGCCACAACGACCAGCACATCGGCCGGCGGCGTCACGGTGACCGCGTATTCCTGCATCTCGCTGAGCACCAGCGGCTCGCAATCAACCTCGATCGCCAGCGCCCAGGGCTCGGCGGCGTCATCCATCGCACCCTCCCCCACGGCTCACAGTGATCGGTCCGCTGTAGTAGCGGTGGACCGTGCCATCTGGGTATGTCACGTCCACGTCGTAGACCGCCGACGACCATGCCAACGCCGCGGTGGCGGAGGCCGATATCTCCCGCGAGATCGTTCCGGCGCCAGCGATCTCAAGGCCGGAGCCGAGCGCCAGCGTCATCAGCACAGTCCCGCCTGGCGCGTCGCGGATCTGCATCCGTACCTCGGCGCCAGCCAGGTCGACGGGTGGCTGGTAGATCAATTGCCCGCCCACAGGCGCCAGCCCAACGGCTGAAAGCAGGTTGATCTCGACGGTGTTGTCGTCGATGGACGCGACCCGGTGAGGCAGTTGCCGAAACCGGGCGCGGATCAGATCGGGCATACCCTGGACACCATCGATCCAGGCCAGCCACGTGCCGGGCAATCCGTGCCCAGGGATGGTCAGCCGGACGGGGGCAGTCGGCGCGATCTGGGTGATCGGCCGATAGACCAGGCTCGGTTGCATGATCCGCAGTGCGTCGCGGAACGTCGCCCCTTTTTCAATGCGCAGGGGTACACAGGCCGGCGTCATGCGGCTTCTCCTTGATGTAGTGAGAGGGGCTAAACCCAACTGGTCAGGTACTGGATGCACTCCGGGCCGCGAGAGAGCTCTCCGGTGATCGGGTTGCAACTGGCTCGCACCCAGCGGTCGGCTGGCTCCCAGAAAAATCCGCGCCGGTACTCATGCGCTGGCTTACTCTTGGTCAGGGTGTCGGTAACCGTTCCAGAGGTCACGCCGCCAAGGTGCACGGCCGGCCCCTGGCGAACGCTGACGGTCGTTGTGGTCTGCCCCTCGGGATAGTCGAACGGATCGCGGATGTGGCAGATGGCTGCGCTGTTGTTGCTCAGCGCGGCGAGCCACACCTGATGCTGGTCCTGATTGGCCAGCATGTTCTCGCCGTTCACCAGCCACTGGTAGGTCACAACGGTGTTGACGATATGCATACCTGGGGGGAATGTCGTCGTCGGCGGGGTAACCACTGGACCACCCGTATGGTCTGGGTCGGTATAAGTCGTGACGTCATCCGGCTCCCCCGTACACTTCACCGTCCGAGTGATCTGCAGTCCTGTCCCTGGGATGTAGATCGCCTCGAACTGCTCGGTCAGCACGGAGCTGTCGACAGCTGACCCGGAGCCGCTCAACAGCGCAACCTCGCTTGTTCGCTCCGTCGCTGTTCTTGTCGTCACGCCGGGCTCATTGCGGTACTCCTTGAGCGCATAGTGGCGTCGGTTGTAGCGCGCGGTATGGATGTTTCCCTGAGCGTCATACCAGGCGGTCAGCAACCCGGAGGTCTGGTTCCACTCCTCTCGATAGAGCGTAGTTTCGATGGGATCGCCCGGCTGACTGCTCTCGTCGGTCACCTGATGAACCGGATTACCGAGCGCGGCCTGGCGATTCTCGATCACGTCTATTGTGACCGTCTGACTGTGATCCGCCTCTGGATCTCGGATATCCGGGGCAATGGTCACCTCGACGAGACCATACAACCCCTGAGGGGCTCCAGACGGGGACGAACCGCTGACCACCGACGTTCCGGGCGGAGGGTCAATCTGCCGCATCCCTTCACCCTGTGTCACCACCACCCCCAGCAGCAACCGATTTCGGTAGACCCCCAGCAGCTTCAGGTAGTCCAGCTTGACGTTTTCACCGAAAAACCAGTAGTCGAAGTTGCTCCCGAGCAGATCTTTTACCGCGCACTCTGGCTGTCCTGCGCCCTGCCCAACATCCTCAAGCGTTATCTTCTTCCGAAGGGCGTGAATCGTTCCGCCCTTTGTCCAAAAATCGAGGTAGTAGCTACCCTGCTCCAAATTGAGGTAGATATCTACATACAGCGGGCGGCGCGGTTCCTCGTCGCTATCCCACCAGAGAGGAAGCCCCCTGAACGGAGCTTCACCAGTGTAGGACTGCCCCTCGGCCGAGGTCGTCGCGCCGCCGTAGTACAACTGATAGTCGTAATTGCCTCCGCCTCGGAGGATCGTTCGCCCCCACCACTTCCCGCCCTGCTCCTCGACCTGCGGGTCGTCCTGGTCCGGCAGGCCCATGTCGAACAGATGCGTATGATTCATCGGCCAGGTGCCGTAGTACGCGATCGCTGGGCGCGTCGCCCCGTTCGGCAGGGTGACGTAGCCGGCCAGATCCTTGTCCGGCTGGCGGATCTTTCCGTGCCACGGCCAGCCCATGCGAACGACCTCGCCGTCCCAGGGCATAAGTTGGTTCATGCCTTGAACTCCATGCGGCCGATATTCTCGCCGCCATCCTGCATCTCGAAGCTGGTGACGCGCTTGAACACAACGACAACCAGGCCATCGGTGCTCACGATCTCTTCATCGGCCACCGTGCGCTTCGACTTGTCGGTTTCGGCCAACGGCCAGGACACACCGCCCCCGCCGATCTGCTTGCCTGCGGGGTTGTAGTCGGCCCTGCCGCGCGCGGCATCCAGAGCGCCGCGCGGATCGATCTTGCGCAGTGCGCGTGCCTGACGCTCCGGCTCGATCAGCCGGTTGAGCGCTGCGGTCAAGCCCTGGTCACCGCGGCGCTCCGCTTCAACCCGCTGGCCGCCGGCGCGGCGGATCGCTTCGTTCCTCGCGCCGATGCCGCGGCGCTCATCTGATAGAGCCACGATCCACCTCCGTTATGCCGGTACTGGCACGTCAGCGAGCACCACCATGGTCATCGTTCCGGCGCTGGCGTCGTAATACACCCGCGCCCAGGCCTCGCCAGCCAGGTCCACACCTCGGATCTGGAATCCATACTCTCGGGTTGAAGCCCAATTCCTCTGCATCCCGACAATGAACGTCCCGCCCGGCAAGTCGACGCCACCAGCGGTACTGACGAAAAACACCGAATCTGCGGTCCCCTTGACGTGCAAATCAAACTGCCGAGAAGAGGCTGGATCGATATCGACAGCCCCGATCTCGTTCTCAGGAATGTTATTCAGAGGCGCCTCGACAACAGCGTGCTGCGGCCCAAGCGAGAAATTGCCCGCGCCAGTTATGTGCAGTACTTCGGAGGGAGCGCTTCCACCGCCGCCGCCCTGCTTCACCCAATCCGCCGCAGAGGCCGTGCCCTTGGCAAGGTATTGGTCACCGTTTGTCGTGTTTACGTAATGAGCGCCCACGCTGGGCGGGGCCGAGGGTGGAGCGCCAGCACCGGACAGGACGTGCGTAACAGTTGCCATCAAATGTTCTCCATGATCAGGTTGTTTCCGGCGCCATCGACGAGAGCCGAACCGCTCGCATCGACCAGGGCTCCGTCGGGAGTGCCGCCCTCCAAGGCCGCGATTCGCGCTTGCAGTGCCATGAGATCGCCGGCCGTGACGGCTGCATAGATCGCCGACCCCGCCGGCCAGTTGCCGGCGGCGGTGGCTTCTTGGGCGCGCTCGATCGTCACCATCCCACCGGCGCGGGCGGTTGCTTTCACGATCTCATGCTGAGCGCCGGCAGCATCCGCCAGCGTCAACAGCACCCAGTTACCGCCAGAGAGCGGCAGCAGCGCGGCGGCAGCATCCGGCACCGTCAGGCTCAACTCGCCAGGCGAAAGGCCGGCGCTCAGCGTCGTCTTCCAGTTGTTGATCCAGGCTCTCGCCATCGCTACATCTCCAGTAAGTCGTCAGGCACGGATACCCGGTAGGTGGCCGCGATCTCAGGCGCATGCTCGTCCCTGTAGGTCTCCGGAATGTCTTTCGCGGTCAACGAGAAGCGCCGCGGGAACAGTTCGGCGCCGGGATCGCGATTGCTCCAGTTGCCCGAGAAACCATCCGCCTCATCGTCATACGCGGGACTTCCGTTGCGACCTCCGAGCTGCGTCGTAAGTTGGCCACCGCCCGACGGTGGGCTGGCGGGATCGGACGAGCCAGCCGGCGGAACAAGGGGATCTGCTGCGCCAGCGCCGCCTCGCATCACCGCGATAGAGATCGTGGTCAGGGCGCTTCCGGATGCGAGGTCGAGCCGGTCGACAATGCGCCGACACTTGCCCACCGCCCGCGCGCCCTGATCATCGAGGCGGAGCGTATGCACCAGATCGATCGGCAAGACCATGGATGTCGGAACATCCCAGGTCACGGTCGTGCCACGGTGCGCAGCAATAAGCGTCGTTGCTCCCTGAGCGAGCAGGCAGTTCAGCGCGGATAAACGCCGGTTGCCATCCTTCTCGTCGTCGTGGCCGGTGCTGCCGCCGGTGATCGGCTCGCTTTCCCAGCGCTCGGCCCTGTCCGACTCGATCTCGAACGAGGCACGCTGCCGACCGACAATCGGGCCGGTCGCCGCCACGCTCGGCTGAACTTCCATGACCAGCCGGTAGCGCTCTGTGACGGACTGCACCCAGCGCCGGCCAGCTATCCAATTTCCGCCGAGCAGCAGCTCTGTGAAGTCATTTCTCCATGCCGCCGGCGGATTGCAGTAGACGCCCGTGGGCGGAAGTGGATACCAGGTCGCATAGAACAACGTCTGGCCGCTGCTTTCGGTCGCTGAGGTGATCATCTCGACATCCGGTAGCTCGGTGTCGTCGCCGCGCCAATTACAGAACCCCGCCTCGCCAACAGCGTTACCCGTCCCGGGGTGCTGCCATCCATACGATGCGTTCAACTGCCAGAGCCGGCTGAATCGGTAGTCGCACTCGATCTCGATCCTGTTCGTCTGCGAACTCAGGTCGGCCAACTCGACCGCAAGCGACCCGTATACCGTAGAGCCTTGGCCGAACTCGAAGGCAGGAACCACCGAAAGCCATGACGTGACGCGGAGAGCACCATATGGCGAACAGTCCAAGCTCCCAGTAACGCTGGTCAAACGCTCCTGGGCGTAGTCCCATCGTGAGCGCCCATCGACCGGCTCGAACACATCGGCGGACCAGGCGCCGCCGACCAGGGCGTCGACGGCCGCAATCTCCATGGCCTCTACACGCTGCTGCAATTGGTCCGTGCAACTGACGTCCAAGACGCGCCGAACAGGATTCCAGGCTGGCTGCGTAACCCTTCCCGTAAACCGCCGGCCCTGACTCAGCTCGCCGGCGGTCTCCGTTGCGTAGTCGATGGTTACGGTTCGACCAATCCAGTCCGTAGGGACAACAGGGCCGTCGCCGAGATAGATCGAAAAGGAAGCGACGCCAGCCGCCCCCTCTTCACGATCGACCTCGATCTCCCCGGTCAGGAGCGGTGTAACGTCGTCATCGCCAACACGCACGATTGCTCGCCAGGTGAAAGCGTAGCCTGGAATGATCGGCTCAGGACCAGGCACAACGGATTGAGCGGCCGAGTTCAGCTCAGCGCTATTGAGCGGTCCACCGTTGAGCATCAGATTTCCTCAGCGACAATTTGCCAGGTCCGGCTGTTGTTCGAAGAATCAAGCGCTTCAGGAGGGACCGACGCGAAGACGTGGAACAGCGGCCACCACTCTACGCGGTAGAGTTGCGCGCCCGGGATCTCCGACACAGTCACCACCTGGCCGGCAGACGAGACGTCCGTTCTGACCCACTCACGACCGACCAGCGCCAGCCCCCATGGACCGGCGTCCGGCCGAACCTCGCCCGGGATGGTGAATACTCGGTCGGCGGCAGTACGACCCGAGATGCCAAGCGACGCATTGCATCGCAGCTCCAGCGGGCTGTCGAAGTCGAGCCCAAGCATCCCCGTACCGATCCACCCTGAACCGCTGATGGTGATTGCCGTCTTGCGCCAGTGCGTCATCTGTACTGCCGCACCTCCGCTGAGCCTCAATCGCTCGACGCCGCCATCTACAGACTGGTACTGACACTGCGGGGCGCCACCGTGTATCACGATCGGTATTCCCCCGAGCATCACGTTCGGAATGATCATTCCCAACTCCATAAAAAAGCCCGCGCGAGGCGGGCTTGGTCATTTTGGGCGCGTCCGCCCGAACTTCGAGGCGGCCTTGCGTATGTCTCGGAGCGTGTCGTGTGTCCCGAAAACGGTGAAGCCGGCATCGTCTCCACCCAGGTTGAGGGTCAGCGATCCCAGGTTTTGCATGGCTGCCAGCGGATTCGCCTGCTGAAGCGCCGCGGTCGGAATCTCGGGTATCTCGGGGAGAGTTCGTTGATACCTCTGCGACATCTGCAGCGACTGCACCGCGTTGAAGATGCGCTCTCCTCCCCGCATCATCATCAACTCCGGCCCACGCTCCCCAACCCACGCCATACCAGGGGGAGCGCTCTGCGTACCAGTGGCAAACCCGGGTATCTTGGGGGTGATGCTGGGCAAGCCAGGCAAGCCCATCTCCGGAGGCGGAACCAGCGTGATAGGTATCACGAGTTGCTCAGCCAGGCCGGCGGCGATGTCGGCGACCTGTTGCTTCAAGGTCTCCGCGCTTTCGAAGTCCATTCCGAACGACACCTCGACGTTTTGCACAGCCTTGATGCGCTCCTCGAGGTCGGCCAGGTTCAGGCGGTTGACGTCATCCGCAGCCTTGGCATTACCAGCCTCGACCTCTGCGGCCTTGTTGGCGATGCGCTCCACCTCCTTGGCCACGCCTTCGAAGCCGTAGCTGTTCGCGCCAGCGTCCTTCAGTTGCTGGAGGATCTGCAGCGCGCGGCGCGCCTCCTCGATCGCCTTTTGATTGTTGCCGGCGGTCAGCGCGTTGCGAGCCGAGGCCTGGGCCGCAGTGGCATCACCGAAGGTCTGCGTTCCGGAGGTGGGCGTCGCCTGGATACCCTTCACCAGGTCGGCAAACTCCTTGCGGACATCTGCCTGGCGCGAAAGCGCGTCGTTGAGGTTCTTGGTGGACTGCTCAAGTAGGGCCTTGGTCCGAACAACCTCAGACTGGAGATCGGCGACGTTCTGATCCCGAGCCCGCTTCAGGGCATCGTTCTGGCGCTTCACGATCTGCTCTTGACGCGCCTTCTCGGCGGCGAGGGTGGCCGTGAGGCTGCCCTCGCCCTTTTTCACCAGCGTAGTCGCCGTGTTGATCGACTTGGCAACATCGTTCAACTGGTTCGCAACCCAATCGACGATGCCTGTATTCTTCGCTCTGCGCCCCCAATATTTCTGGGTTTCGGAAAAGATCCGGTTCAGCCCCGCGCCGATCTCCGGCGCAAACGAAGCCATCTCCTCGCGGAGCTTCGGAAGTTCCTTCCGCAGCGCGATAACGATCTGCTCCGACGTCAGCTCACCGGCGGCAGCCATCTCACGAAGCCGGCCAACAGTCACCCCGAAGGAGTCCGCCAGGGCGCCAGCAATGCGATCCGAGGACTCCAGAACGGTATTGAACTCTTCGCCCCGCAGGACGCCACTGGCGATGGCCTGGGAGAACTGGGTAATGACCGACGCCGACTCCTCGGCAGAGGCTCCACCGATTTTCAGGCCAAGGGATACCGCCTCTACGGTTTCGAGGGCGGCGCGCTGATCCATGCCCGCATCCCGCAGAGGGCGCTGCAACCGCGAATAAAGGCCGATGAGGTCGCCGACGTCGCCCTGAACATCATCCGCGATACGGTCGAGTTCGATCTGCGCGGTGTTGAACTCTTCCTGCGAGCGGGTCGCCAGGCGAAGCCGGGAATCGAGCCGGCCAACAGTGTCGGCGCCGTTCGCTAGCTTCGCCGTTGCAGCCCCTACTGCGGCTGCGAGACCCGCCACCGCCAGCGCTGGACCGCTCCCGCGGAGAGAGCCGATGCTCGACAGCCGCGAGCCGGCGCCAAGCGAGTTGAGTTCGCTCTTGGTCTCCGCGATCTGCTTTTTGAGCGCCCGCTGCGCAACGGCAAGTTCCCTTGTGGACAGCGTTCCGCTCGACCGAAGCAAGCGATATTGCTGGTTCAACTGCCCGATAGCAGCCTGCAGTTCGCGCACCCTGGCGACTCCCAGGGTGCTACGCGCTTGCTCCAAGTTGAATCGGCGCTGCTCTATCGCGCTCTGCTTGATCGCTGCGGCCTGTTGCCGGAGGCTGGTGGTGGCCGCATCATTCCGGCCCGCCTGGAGGTTTCGATCCAGCTCCCGCTGGAGCCGCTGCCGTTCGGATGTCAGGCTCCTCGTATCCAGCCCGGCCTGCTTCAACTCCCGGCGCATCGCTCCGAGCTTGGCTACCTGGACGGTCTCTGCCCGCTCCAGGCTTCGCAGGTCCGAAATGGAGTCCCGGTAAGCCTGCTGCAATTCGCGACTCGGCCTGATCGTCGATGCCAGCTCGTTGCCGAGTGTGCGGATCTGCTCGCGCGCCGAGCGCGCCTGGCGTTGCGTGTCCTCGAGGGTGCTTTCGAGAGCAGTGAAATCGTTTAAACGCTTGAGAGGTTGCGCGACCTGCCTGACTAGTTCGGCATATTCCTTGCGGAAGCCTGACACCTCGCGCAGCGCATCATCGAGGTCAGCGGTCAGCCGGATCTTTACGTCAGCCATTTCATTCAGCCTTCAGCGCGGTCAAGAACAGCGACCAGGGATATTCAAGGACGTGGTGATGCCCAAGCCTCACCAGAACGCAAATGGCGCGCTCCAAACTCCTTATGGCTTGTCGCGGAGTTTCGAGAGACGGCCCAGCATTCCGAAAAAATGCGGGTTCACCTCTTTACATGCATCCCGCAACTTGGCGAGTTGGCTAGGCCGGAGATCGTTAATTTGGTTCTTCGTAACCGACGTCATCAGGCACAGATCGGAAAGCCTGATATCTTCGAAGAGAGCATTACTGACGAGATCTTGGTCACTGACCTCTTGCATTAGCTTTCGAACATCCGCAACGCTAAGTTCTCGCACGGTCAACTCAACGCCATCAATATCAACAACCCGACTTGCTGTGAATGTGGACATTTTCGACTCCATAAAAAAGAAAACCCCGCGAGTAGCGGGGTCGGCAACTGAAATAAAACAATCAGCAGCCAGAAGCGTCCCAAGACTGCTCACTTGTAAAGTCAGCCTCCCCAGGCTTTCTGACAACGTAGAAACCGGCGCCGTTGAAGATCAGCTCCCACTCCGGATCGGCAGAGCCATCTGAGCGGCCGAAGAACCCGGCCTTATTGACATAAGGAGGAGGCGAAGAACTGGTGTCACACTTACCATCAGAACTAATAGGTGGCTTAGGAGACTTCGGCGCCTTCTTAGCAATCTCAGGTATTGAGCCATTGTAAGCAAATACAACACAGCCAGAATCTAGTTCATTGGAGCCGATAACTTTGTACTCTTTAGACGAGAGCTTACTTGCGACTTCCCAGTCATACTTAAATCCGTACTGAACAGCGTCCCCGCTTCCGCCGGTTATGATCTTTTCCGCTTTACGTGCATTGCTGATAGTTATTGTCCCATCAGCTACGCAGACCTGCGCCCCGGTCTTATTTGTCATGGCCATCGCACGCGCATAATCGAGGCTCTTTTGCAAATCATTGCGCGCCGAGGCCATGCTATTGCCTTTTATGAGATTCACAAACGACGGAATGGCGAAAGCGACCATGACACCCAAAAGCACGACAATGACCATCAGCTCGACAAGGGTAAATCCGCGCGACCTAGAGTACATTTCAACCCCTCCCTAAATGCCGCCACTGTAGCACCACGCGGGCGAGCCCACATCCGGCGTCCCTGCCGGGCATGAACGGCGTCACACCGTCGCCAGTTCCTTCTTGATGTTGAAGTACTTCGACTTTCCAGCACCGACCTTGGTTGGGTCCATCAGCACCTTGGCAGTGGCCTCGGCGGCCAGGAAGTCTTCGGTGTTGATCCAATCCTGCTGGCTCGACGGGTTTAAGCGGCAGAGGAAGTAGCGCGCCTGGATGCGCCGCTGGGTACCAGCGGCGTTCTCGCCCTCGAAGAGGAACTCGAACGTCTTGCCGCTGTTGGTCAGCGCCTCGATCACATCGACGGTGGCGGACTTGTAGGTCACCTTGATCGGTGTGGCCGCAGAGATCGCACCCCCTTCAACGATTTCGAGGCCAGCTCCGGTCATGTTCCAGTCGTCGAACTCTTCGTAGGTAGTGGTGCCGTCATCGCTCTTCACGCTGGTGATCTCCAGCGGCATGAAGTCGAGCGCGATCGTGCCTCCCGGAACGGCGGTGTGCGCTTCGTCGGTGTGGGTGGCAGAGGGAACGTTGGTGGCGTCGCCCCACATCAGGGCCGCCAGCATCGAGGTATGCAGTTCGCGGAAGTTGATCCCCAGGCCGACCGAGGAGATGCGCGATACCGAGTCGTACTCGCCGCCCTGCGGAGTGGTGGTGTCGGGTAGCGTGATCTCACTGCTCTCGATGGTCTGCTGAATGGTGGATACCAGACCTACCTTCTTGAAAGGCCCTGTAGTCCCTGCCTCGCGTGCCTTAAGCCAGCCGCCGATCACGTACGTCTCTTTCTCGATAGCCATATCAGGCCTCCTTCTTGATCACGCCTTCGCGGCGCAGGAATTCAACCTGGTCAGGGCTGACGTTGATCTTTTCGCCGGCCGCCTTCTCCTCGCCCTGGTGCCAATGCACCGTGGCCAGGGTGACCTCGACGGCTTTGTTCAGTGCAGCCGGAGGCGCGGCGTCGACCGTGGCCGGCACCTGGGGATCGCTCTTCATGGGTTACCCCTCGATGATGGTTTTCAGATAGACAGGGATTCGAATCACGGCAGCGGCCACTCCATCACCCGGCGGGTACGGCTCAGGCGCCCCCAACGTCAGCCCGGTAATGCCGCGCTCTCGGGGCAGCCAGCGCAGGAAATGCCCCTTGGGGGCAGGCATCAGGCACGCCAAAAGGTCTAGCTGTAGGTCCTCCAGAGCCTCCTCATAGTGGTCATACCCACCTTGCACCGCGCCTACCACGTCGAAGCCGCGATGGAAGCGAACGGCGGCATCAAGATGCTCCGGCGGCTGCTCCTTGCCGGGCTGGACGACAATCAGCGGAAAGCCCTCGTGCCGTTCCTTGACCAGTTCGTTAAACCACCCGGAGAGCACACGAGTGCCAGCGTCTGTCCGGTATCCCTGGTTTGGCGTGATGGTTTGCAGGCGCGCCAGCAAGGCCAAGCGGCCGATCGTGAGCACGTTCGGCTTCATGCTTCCTCCTCGATCGTTGCTGCCGTCAGCAACCAACCGTCGTTCGCAATGAGCTTTTCCACGAGATAGCGCGACGACCCGATGACGAAGAGGTCGCCACGCGATGCCGTGGGAACGTCCTTCGCCAGCCAACTGATCCCAACCTTGTCCGTGATGAAAACCCCATCAGGTCCCTCGTAGGTGAGGTTTCGGTCGACCTGCAGCGGTATCCCCCTGATCGGGGGACGACCGATGCCGCGGAACTCGCCCACGGCATCAGATAACCGCTGTTGCCCACGTTCGTGGAGCCGTTGGATCAGCCGGCCAAAACGGCCCGGCGCGCTCATTGCTGGATCAGCATCGCCGACGCGAAGCCGTCAACGGTGGGCTCGGTGATCTTGCCGAACGCCACCGAGTCGGCAGTGGCAGCAGCTACCAGTTCCCCATCGAGCACGCTGCACTTGGCACCCTGGGTCAGGCCAGCGGCAGCAGGCAGGCTCCAGACGCCGCCAGTTTTTCCGGCGAACGGCTCGCCCGCGGCGGCATCTACCAGCGGCACCACCACCAGGTCTCCGATCACCGCCGGCACGCCAGATTGAACGCCGCCAGCAGGCGCGATGAGAGTCAGGACGTTGCCGTCCTCCACATAGTTCTTCGCCATGGTTGATTCTCCTAATGGCAGAAACAGAAAGCCCCGCTAGATGCGGGGCTCGGGAGTTGGCACCGATCAGGCGCCGTTGGATTTCTGCAGGCCACGGAAGTCCAGCGGCGCCACGCCGGCGTCGATGCGGACCTTGCTGGCCACGCCGTCGACAGTGAAGCCTTCCTGTTGCTCCAGGTACGGAGTATCGACGCCGTCCAGGTAGGCCACCTCGATGGTGTCAGAGCCTTTCTTGGCAGCCATGTACCAGGCGGTCGCCGAGGAATCGTCCAGGCGCGGCTCGCCGATCACCTGCGCGAATGCGCGAATCGGGTTGACGATGCCGCTATTGACGTCGGCGCCCGGCACGGACTCGGAGTTGATGATCTGGTTGGCCTTGTCCTCGAGTGCCACCGGAGTCAGAACGAAGCCCGGACGGATGTTCAGGGTGCGCCCCTTGCCCTTCTCTACCTGGGCTTTCTGGGTGGCCATCTGGGTCTTGGCCTTGCTCAGGCTGTCGATGGAAAGCGCCGAAGCCGCGCCAGTGAGCAGGTTGCTGTGGTCGGCATGGAACAGAGCCTTGCCATCGCTCATCGCCGGGTTACCGGTCAGAACCGCATAGACCAGGTCGCCGATGGTGGCCTTGGCAGCCTGGCCCAGCTTGAACGGGATATCCGAGAGCATCTGCAGGTCGTCGTTGATGATCGCCTGACGAGTGATGCTGAACAGCTCTCCGTAGGTGGCCAGGATGATCTGCTCGCCGCGCTCGCCGAGGGTGACGTACTTGTACTCGGCGCCCTCACGCACCTGACGCAGCGAGGAAAACTCGCCCAGCCCGACGCGGCGCGCCGGCTTGAAGTCAGTGAGAATGCCGGACTTGGTCCACAGCGGGAAGGTTTCTTCGGCCTCTTCCCAGCCAGCCAGCACCGACTTGTTGGCGACATCCAGAAGGATCAGGCCGAAGTCGCTGGAAGTGTGGGTGAAAGCCAAGCCGACCATTTGGGGCGCGTTGAGCGAGGCCACACCGATCCCACGATCGACCAGCGAGGCGCGGGCCAGTTCGCGGAGCGTCATGCCGTTGTACGCGTTGTCAGCCTGGCGCTCGCCTCGACCGATGCGGGCCAGCACGCTCGCGCGCACCGAGTCACCCACCAGGTTGCCGTTGCCGGCATGGATGTGGGCCCCGCCACTCAGGGCGGCAGCCGGCTGGGTGTCGGCGCCAATGGCAGCCAGCAGCTTCTCGCGCGCCTGGTCGACGGTGATGTTCATGTCGTTCAAGCAGGTGGCGAGCAGTTCGGCGTGCCCGGTGGAAAACGCGCCGAAGGCAGCAGTGATTGCGCTGCGGCGACCAGATTCCTCGGCGAGGATGCGGGCGCGAATATCGGCCTCGGTTGGGGCAGCGGCCGCGGGAGCCGCCGGCGCGGCCGGTGCCGGAGTCGGCGCGGGAGTGTTGGCCGGCGCGGCGGGGGTCTGGGCGCGCGGGGCCAGTAGGGTTTTCAGAGCTTCGGGCATGTGGGCGAACTCCTGCATGCGTTTGGAGGAAAGGTGAGCGGCCGCTCGCAGCGGCTCAGTGAGCTGGTCGGCGAAGCCGGCAGCGACGGCCTCTCGGCCATTCATCCAGGTCTCCTCCTTGAGGAGCGCCTTGATGTCGTCGGCGGACTTCCCGGTCTTGTTGGCATAGGCCATGACCAGGGTGTCCTCGACCTTGTCGAGCAGTTCGGCATAGCGGCGCATGTCGTCCGCATCGCCGCCCTGGATGCCCCAGGGCTTATGCACCATCATCATGGCGTTCTCGGGCATGTAGATGGTGTCGCCGGCCATGGCGATGACTGAGGCCATCGAGGCAGCCAAGCCATCGATGTACACGTCGACGCTGGCCGGGTGGTTGCGCAGCAGGTTATAGATCGCCGTCCCCTCGAAGACGTCGCCGCCCGGGGAGTGGATATGCAGGTTGATCTTGGTCAGGTCGCCCATTGCCTTGAGGTCTCGAGCGAACTGCAGCGCGGTGATGCCCCAGACGCCGATCTCGTCGTACAACAACACCTCGGCGACGCCGCGACCGGCAGCCTTAATGCTGTACCAGGACTCATGCGGGGCGTTGGCCTCAGTCAGCGCCGCCGCCATCGGCAGCATCAGGTTTTTATGGATCAGGGTTTGATGGCTGCCCATCGGCGCCTCCATTGTTGCTCTCGTTGGGGAAATCCGGGCCAGGCACGGGTAGGCCGGCGCCGTATCTGTTGACGAGTTCGCGAGCCTCGTCGGCGGTAAGCATCTTCCCGACGCCCAGGTACACCTTCTGCACCGCCTCAACTGGGTCCATCCCGGACTTGACCAATTGGTGGTAGGCATCCGAACTGAAGACCAGGCCGGCCGCCCGGTTCGCCTTGATCTCCGTCTCACGCGACTTCTTCAGCTCGCGCGGATCTCGACCACGGGCGCGGGCAACTTCCGCCTCATCGGCGAAGCCAGCCTTGACCAGCAACTCCCATGCGTTGGCCTCATGCATCGGGTTAATCCATGGCATGACCGGCCCCTGGTAGACCGCCGCGTAGAGAGTGCGGTGATCAACGTCGGCGGGCAGGCGCTCCTTCCGAGCCAACAGGTACATCTGCAGCCAGGCCCGATAGACCGGCCGGCACCAGTAGTCGATGAACTCGTGCTGCAGCAGGTCGTAGCCCAGCCAGCCCTCTACCAGTTCCTGGCGCTGCGCCGAGTAGGTGCCGTCGTAGGCCCTGGATACCGAGGAGTAGGTGCTGCGAGTGCCGGCCCCGATCATCCGCAGTTGGCCGTTGCGGAAACCTTCAAGGAAGGGGTTCGGCCGGTTGCTCTCGATCATCCCAACGTCTTCGCCTGGCTCGAGGTCGTCGAAGACCATGCCGGGGGCGATGGGGATCGTTCGGTTCTTCCGGTCCTTGCCGGGCTCCACCGAGTAGCTGTCGGGGTTGCCCTTCTTGATATACATCGCCAGGGCAGCACTGATGCGCGCCGCCACCCGCTCGCTCTCCTCGTAGTCCTTCAAGTCGGCAAGGCGGATAAGCACTGCGTGCAACATCGGCACGCCTCGGTTCTGGCCGATCCGCTTGCGGTAGGCGATGTGGATGATCCGTTCCGCTTCGACGCGCTTCACCGCCAGGCTGCCGCCCAGCGTCTGCAGGTTGCCGGGGTGATCCTTGAGAAGGTGATAGGCCCTTTTCCGGCGCCAGGTGTCACGCTCGATACCCTGGACAATACCCTTCGACAGGTTGTTGTAGCTGAAGGGCAAGTAGTCGGGCTCCAGCAGCTCCAGGGCGAAAGGCACCGACGTGGCGAACGTGTAGTTCGGGACTCGTCCCATCAGCTTCTGCGCCAGGCCCTCGCCATCGCGCAGCCAGGTGCGGCACATCAGCCGCTCTACCTGGGGCCTCGTCAGCTCACCAGAGGTTTCCGGCGAGAGTGACCACTCGGCCCACGCGCTGCGGATCTCCATGGCCAACTCGGCATGCACCGAGCCATCCAGGCGCAGCGGCAGCGGTTCCACGCCGATACCACTTCCGCCCACCACCCTCTCCTCGAGGCGATCGAGCAGGCCGGTAACCAGATCGTGATCTTCGTCCAGTTTCCGGCACTGCTCTCGCATAGAGACCGCAGACTTCTGTAGCGAGGTGTCGGCGCCTAGCGGCTGACGCTTGGCCTTGTGGGTTCTCCCTGGCCTGGCAGCCTCATACGCCTGGATTGCCTCGCGAGCGGCTAGGCGCCGAGCCACCAGCTCGGGGGCCAAGGGTTCCAGTAGTCGATCGATCAGGTTCATCAGCAGAACTCCGCCAGCGCTGGGCCAGGACGGCGACCGGCGGCGCGGTCCTGCTCTGCGGCTGCGCGGCGCTCCCACTCCCGGCGTCCGGCGCGGATCTTCTCGATATCCTCCATGGTGTGGGTGCGTCCGTTGAAGATCACTGTCCGACCTTCCAGTACGGCGGCCTCGGCCTCCAGGTATTTGTCGAGCATCTGCTGCGCTGTCAGAGCCATGGTCCGCTTCCAGTGTTGAGCCAGCCCTGGGAGGTGCTGGCATGGTTATCGTTCGAAGGTTGCTGTTGGGCGACCGGCTCCGGCACGGGATCAACGCGCACGCGCTCCAACTGGTCGAGGTCGAGGCCGAAGCGCTGCTGGCTGATGCGCAGCGCGGCAAGGGCGTACACGAAGCAATCCAGCGCCTCATTGCGGCGCCCGCCGGAGTCCCATCGCAGGACGCGAACACCCTTCGCCATCACCGACTTTTTCTTCTCGGCGGTGATCTGCTTCAGTTCGTCTTCGTCGCAGATGTCGCTGTCGATCGGGAAGTGCACACAGCCCGGCGTCGGTTGCCACGGGATGGGCACATCAATGCGCAGGCGGCTGTAGATCAGCTCCTTCGCGTTATCGGTGCCCAGTTCGGTCTTGTAGACCTTGCGCTTGCGGCGCTTCGGGAAGTTGGCGATTGGCTTGCCGTATGTGCTGGCCCCGAAAGTCGGAACCACCCAGTGCACGCCATGCTTGATGCTCTCGGCCTCTACCTCATCGGAATAGTGGCCGCCAGCATCCCAGCACCAACGCTCGACACGCATTGGAACGCCATCAGCCCGAGTGAACTGCCGATGAATTTCCAAGCCCACCTTGCGCCGCAGTTCCTCGCTGGCCGGATCGCCGGTCAGAATGAAACGGTGAACAAGCCATGCCTCCTCGCCCAGGCCGAAAGCCCAAACGCGGCCCTCGTAGCGGTCGTCCTGGGTGTCGATTCCGCCCATCAGGACAAGCGCTTGCGGCGGCACCTTCGGGTAGTTCTCGCGGCGGGCATAGAGTGTCTGCCACTCCACCCGCTCCCCCTCGTCCTCAACCCATACCTCGCCGAGGATGGTGTTGGTGAAGGTCTTCAGCTTCTCGCGATCACCCTTGACCTTCAGCCATTCGTCGATCAGGTCAAGCCAGCTGGTCCACGTGCTGTACACGGCCCAGCAGTAGAATGCGACGGAACGCGGCGTCCTTATCGGCTGGTCATCCGGGCCGAACCACTCCATAGCGTCCCGCGTCCAGACCCCCGACACTTCGCACTTCCAGCGGCCTCGCTCGGAGGCAACCACCATTTCGTGGTGCTCAAACGTCCCGCTGCACCGCTCGTTCTCGCAGGCGTACCAAACTGAAGAGGCCTCGCCTAGATCGTTCGCGATGTACTTCACCCCAAAGGCGCAATCTTTACCGCCCCACTTCAGCGTCTGCTCATGCCCACAATGCGGGCACGGGATGTAGTACCGCAGGCGACGCGGAGACTCATCGGCCGCCTTCGTGATCTGGCATTGGCCCTCGGTACCAGGCGTCGATCCACGGATGGACTTCGGGTAAACAGCACCGCGCAGACGTTGGTCGCCAAGGAACGTTGGGGAACCTTCACCTTCAATATCGGCGTCGAACTTCGACAGCTCGTCATAGATCACCTCGTCGGCAGATCTCTCACGGTAGTTGCGAGCAGCCTTGCCGCCGAGCGTCCAAAGGGTCCGCCGGTTTGCAAACACCTTGGTGTCGAGCGTGTTGTCGCTATGCTTGCGGCCATACCATGGGGCCAGCGCCAGCAGCACCGGAACATCGCGAATCAGGCCATTAACGTGGCTCTTGCTGATCCCCTCGGCGTCTGGGTCAGTCGGGCTCCACATCAGCACATTACGGCGCTTGTGCTGAATCTTGTAGCCGATGTTGGCCATCAGCATTTTCGTGTAGCCGATGCGTGCCGACTTCACGAAGTTTACGACCCGAATCAGGTCGTTACCCATGGCGTTCAGGATGGCGACCTGAAATGGCGCCGTCTTCCACTTGCCCTCGTTGTACGAGGATTCCGCCGACATGTAGAAACCGTCGTCGGGATCTTCCGCCCACTCCACCGCCGTCATCGGCGGCGACTTGTACAGCCCCTGCAAACCTAGATCGACCGCTTTCCGTAGGTCATTCATCCAGGGTGGCAGAGTACTCATCAAGGATTTCCGGTAGGTCTTCAGCAAACTCCACGGCCAGATTTCGGGCCAGCGCTATCTCGCGCTCAAAGGCCTCCAGCACCAACGGCGGTGTATCGGGTATTTGGCTGCGGACCGTCTTGCAGACCGTCTCCAGTTTCGAGCCGATCTTGGACGCGATCCTGGCAAGAGCGAAGGTGGCGAACGGAGTTGGAACAAGGGTCTTCGCTTGGACCTGGTTCTTCTGCTCCTGGGCGTCAGCCTGAGCAGTCGTCAGTCGCAGGCGCTCCTGTAGCAATTTCTTTTCAGCGAGCGGGTCGAGACCTTCCGCATCTAGGCCCTCAGGTTGTTGTTTCTGGGTCACATGATCGAGGCGATTCTGTAGCACCGCCTGGGCGGTATAGAACACCTCGCGGCCGATCTTGGCGGCAGGCTCAACGCCCCATTTATCAAAGGCTTGCGGAGAAATCCCGAGGCTCGCGGCCATCTCGGACTTGTTCAGCCATCCGCGCTTTTTTTGGAGGTCTTCTGTGCTCATGACAAAACAACAACCAACCTCCGAAAAAAGGTCATACATATTTGGCGCGCGGGGCTCGAATTACCCTCTGACGGGGGCACCCCCGGGAGGACCCGCGACGCACCACTTTGGTGCACGCATCAGCGCCTCGCGGCGAACCGAGCAGCCACGCCGCGCATCGCCACCTCGAACTCACGCGGCAGGTTCTCGTCGGCATACTGCTGCGCGATCTCGAAGAAGCTCAGCCGGCTGCGATACGAAGGGCGAGACACGAAGGCCATGATGATCGAGACGGCATCCCGGCCTCGGCCTGTGCGCTCAGCAATGCCTATAGGCTGGCCCTTGCGTGTCATGACGAAGTAGCGGCGAGCATTACCCTTCGCTCTGCTCCGTCTGCTATCAGTGGCGTTCGCGTTGTACCCGGCTTGGCTGAAGCCGCGAATGCCGCTCAACGCCCTGGTGACCTGTCCGCGCTTGATGTTCCCGTAGCGATCGAGGTCCGCACCGGCGCCGGGTACCACGTACTTACCTTCGGGCAAGATCCCCTTGGCCCTGAGCTGAAGCTCGGCCGGCTTGTTCCGACGCGGCCCACCGTAGACCTCGGGGGCAATCCACACCGATGCAGGCTGCGCACCGTCCGCTTCGTCCTTGAACCAAACCCGCGCTTCGAGCCGGTCTTTCCTGGCTGGCACCATGCGCAGGCTGTTCAGGGTGTACGGGGTCGGGCGGTCGAACACGACACGCATCTCATCGCGCAATCGATCCATCAGGCCTTGCGCGGTCCGCGTAAGCGCAGTGGCTGTCGCGTAAGGAATCTGCCGCTGCTCAAGCTCAGTCAGGTCGGCGAGCTGCTGCTGTAACCCTTCTGGCTTGATGCTGATCATCTTCGGCAATACCTCGGCAGGCCGGCGATGTGCTTACGCAGCGCCGTGATCATCAGTTCTCGTCGCTCGACTCCGGCTCGGAGATCAGAAACAACTTGTCCATCAGCGGCAGCAAGGACGGCTCTTCCTGCATCAGCGCTGCCGGTGGCTCCGGGAGCCTGGTGCACTCCGCCTGCGGGGCAGCGGGCTTTGACGTACACGACGCGAGCACCAGTGCCGATAGCATCGCGGCGAAATTGGTTTTCTTCATGGGAAGCCTGTAGTGCTGCTTGGTATGTGCGGGCCAGGGCGTCGGCCTGAGCCTGAGCCTGGCTATCGCGCTTGGCCTGCTGGGCCATGGCGGTGATCGTCTCGGCGGATTGCTCTACGGCGGCCTGCAAGTCATCACGCTGAGCGGTCACATGATCGAGGCGCCAGAACACCAGCGCAGCTACCAGGGCGACCACCAACCACGGGGACCACCTCATCACGCACCCACCAGCGCTGCGCGCGCCCATTCGAGACGCGCCACTCGATCCTCAGCACCGTTGCAGCCGCCGTTGATCTTCAGAGTGATCCGCTCGAATCGGCCTTGGTCCGCCAGGTCGTTTAAACCCCGCGACTTCCACCACCACCCCGAGGCGATTGCTGCCCAGGTCCGTTGCTCCAGCAGTTCTGGTTGCGCCACAAGTGGCAGCGCCAGGGCGCGGGAGGCTTCGGCGTAGTTGTCGTGGCCCGTAATCATGATCAGGCCACGACCACGGTATCGATACCCATCGCCCGTATCCGGCGACCCATTGCCCATCCTGTTGGCATAGACGCGGTTCGCGATGCGCTCTGGCTGGCGGGCGTACTGCTTCGCCTCGGTCGCCGTGAACCGCTTCGGCCACGTCTTGAGCAGCCCCTCGGCGGAGTAGTTCAGGTTCTCGACCAGGCGCTTGAGGCTCTGGCTTTCGTGCCCGACCTGAGCCAGGAACATCGCCACGCGCTCGGGCGTGTTGATCTCGAACCGAGCCAGGGCGCCGTTGATGTGCTCAACCCAGGTCGAGGCAGTAACAGCACCGCAGCCGGTAGCGCGGTCGAGTTGATCGGCGGTGATCTTCATCAGCCCACCTTCCTTTCCGCCCAACGTGCACCCAGCTTCTGCACAGTGCTTACCCCGAGGACACCAACGAAGCCGGCAGCGAAGAACTGCCAGGCAGGGCTCCAGCCGAACTCTTTGGCGGTGAGACCGACAACCATGACCAGCATCGCGCCAAGGGCGGCTTCGATCAGTTGCCGAACAATGCTCGGCTCCTTCCCCTCGTACTGGGTACGGAGCCAGGTAAGGATGAAGGCGAGCCCCATCGCCAGCCCTTGCTCGCGCAGCGCGAGCAGCACCGTGGCCCAGAATGACGGGTCCTTCTCTGGCATCTTCATAGTCTCGATATCCCCTCGGCGGGGCGGAAATGAAAAAGCCCAGCGCGAGGGCTGGGCCAGGAATGGATGCAGGTACGGCCTTTCAAGGGGGCCGCGCGCCCCGCAGCGCAATGCGCCACCTGCAGAAACGAAAAAGCCCAGCTCGAAGGCTGGGCTCTGAAATAGGTGCGGGTGGATAGGGGCCACTACCCCGTGCGCATCCTGCGCTCCACCTGCATTGATTGGTTATCGCAAAGGGTGAAGGCCTTGCGGGTCGGTAACCCGTCACTTTGCTTACAGCCCGATGTGGCAGGTGAGACTGCCGTCTACCGAGTTTCGACCTTCGAATGAAAAAGCCCGGCGGGAGGGGCCGGCCGGGCTTCCCGCCTCTGTCGAGGAATAGCCCAGGTGGAAACCACGGCATCGGCGGGGCCTGATAATGCCGTGCTAGGTTGGGCAACGCAATAAAAAACCCGGCGCGGAGGCCGGGTTTCGGTGTCGATCTGGCTTAGCGCGCACGGATCAACAGATGTGGTTACGTTACGCTCAGTCGATCACATTCGTCAAGCCGCATCGAGCAACTTCTCGCGGTCAAGGATCTCGGTTACATGCACCAACGCCTCTTCCTCGAAACGATCAAGCTGTTTCCGAATATCCCTGCGCCAGCGGTTTCGAGTTGAGTCCGGTCGCGCGTCCTCATCCCAGTTGTTCATGTCGTACCACTCCTTGGGGAGCATCAGGATAGCGGTTGATCGCTTTCCGTTCTTGCCCTTCATCATCGGGATAGCCCAGGTCGCTACAGCACGCTCCAGAAACCGAGAAGGCGCAGGCGAATGCACCCTGCTCGCCAGTCGCTCGATGGCCTGCCCACGCCGATCAAAGTGCGTCGAGTAGCGAGCGTGCAGCACGTCCCACTCGGCCGGCGAAAGCTCCCGGTGCAGTAGGGCGTGCAGGATGCAATCGAACTCGAACTGGTCCTGGGCAGAAAGCAGAGCCCGAAAGCCGCCATCGACCTTTCGGTCGATAAGCCTCTGCCAACTCTGCTTCGCCGTGTTGTCGATGGCATCGGCCGCCAGGACGCGAACGATCGCCGGCATCACGTCGCGGTAGATCCCAGTCATGCAGCCCCCTTCGGATTGCCATTCAGGCCGAACAGATCACGCAGCAGCGTTTCCGCAGCAGCGCCCTTCGCATTGCCGTCCAGCAACCAGAGCCGGCCATAGTCGTGAAAGCCCAGAGTGCCGCGGTCGCCGTGCCAGTTGGCGATCATGACCAGCAGCGCAGCCAAGGCAGCAGCACCGCCCACCTTGACCTGCGCCAGCTCCTGGCCGGCCACCTTGAGAAACTCCCGCTCCAGCCTGGTCATGACCTTGCGCGGTGCCATCGGTTGTACGTTGCTCATCGGGTACCTCGCGCAGAGCTGACGCTCCAGTCGTTCAGGCACAGCATGCTCAGCGAACCGCCGAAACATGCGCCTGTGTCCAAATAGAACACGTTCCCCAGTCTGGTGAGCCTGTTGTGCGGTGTGTGCCCAACCAGTACTGCGGCAACGCCCTCGACAGGAGTGGAGTCCTCGTTCGCAGCCCTGGACCTCGCCCACAGAGCGGCGGTGACGTGCGCTTTCTCTCCGGCCTCCACGCCGGCGCAGAACGCCTGCCAACTCTTCGCCTGGCACTCGGCATGAACGATCCCGACGGCGCCAGCGGCGGTCTCCACCTCGATGGCCAGCGGCAAGTCGTCGAACAACTCGGCGTAGCCCCGCTGCTCTGTCTCCGGCAATCCAAGCAGCCACGCGCCCCCATTGGCGACATGTAGCCAGTCGTCGCCGCCATGCTTGTAGGTGTCGACGACCATCTGCTCATGATTCCCTCTGACCGCGTGGAACCAGGGCTGGCTTAGCCATTCTTGGACCAGGTCCGACCCCGGCCCGCGGTCCACCAGGTCACCAACGCTGAACAGCCGATCAACCGCCTTGTCGAAGGCGGCCTGCGCCAGCAACGCCTCCAGCAGATCGAAGCAGCCATGCACGTCGCCAACGCAGAAGTCACGCCCAGCGGTGTTGCGCTCAAAGCGCTGAACCAGTGTCACTGCATACCCTCCATCCGCTGCCTGGCTTTCTCCGCACAGGCTTGAAACACCTCTATCCCCACATGCTCACGCAAGGCCTCGATCAGCAACCGGTTGGCCAAGTCGTTATGGGCCCGGCGACTGTCCTTGCGCAGCCTCGCGATATGGTTCTGGAGACGGACCTTGTCTCGGTTCATCCAGCGGAGCGCGGTGCTTGCCCGGCTGTACCAGATCTCGTCAACGCTGCGCCCCGTCGCCTTCTGCTCAGCCTTGGCCGCCTCAATCTGGCTGCGACAACTGATGCAGGACGCGCTCAAGCGCTCCATCAACTCTTCGCACTCCTCCAGCGTGTTCGGGAGGGTGATCGGGAATTTGTGTTCGGTATTCACGCTGTTTTCCCCTTGCCGTACTGACGGCCCTTGTAGGGTCTGGCCATTTCGACTTCTTCCTCGCTGGGCTGATAGCCGCCGATGATCTCCACGAAACGGTGGTACTGGCCCTGGTGCTGAACGTGCGCCACACCCACCTGCCCGTGCCGGTTCTTGTCGACGATCAGTTCGGTAATGCCAGCCTTGCCGGCGTCGCTTTCCTGGTCCCTGTGGACCAGCACCACCACGTCCGCATCGGCCTCGATCTGCCCGGAGTCACGCAGGTCGCTCTTGGTCGGACGCTTGTTGCCCCGCGCCTTCGGCCCACGGTTGAGCTGCGCCAGCACCACCACAGGTACGCCGAGTTCCTTGGCCAGTCGTTTCAGCCCCTTGCTGATCTCGGTCACCACGTCGTAGCGGCTCGCGTTCCGCTGCTCGCCCTTGATCAGGCCGATGTAGTCGACGGCAACCAAGCCCAGTCCATGCTCACGCTTCACTGTCCGGCAGATCTGGCGGATGTCCCGGAGCGTCAGCGAGGCGTCGTCGCAGAGGATCAGCGGGGCATGGTTGAGCTTGTTCACCGCACCAGTCAGGCCCGGCCAGTCTGAATCGGCCATCGAGTGGCCTTCGGCAATGTGCTTGAGCGGAACGCTGCCCACCGATGACAGCACGCGGTTGGCCAACTCGACATCGGTCATCTCCAGGCTGAACACCAACGCCGGCTCGTTGCACGCCAACGCCACCCGCTCGGCAAACCCAAGGCCAAGCGTGGTCTTGCCGCTGCCCGGCTCGCCGGCCACAACCACCATGTGGCCGGGACAGATACCCGGGATGAAGGCGTCCAACGAGGGTAGGCCGGTGTCGTACCCCAGCTTCACCTCACGGTTAAAGCGCCTGTCGATGCCGTCGATGGCCTCCGGCAGCACCTCGCCGATGAAGCGGTACCGGCGCCGGGAGTCGAGCCCCTCGGCCTCGAGGGCAACCCATGCCTGCTGGCCCTGGCTCAGCACCTCGTCCAGCGGTTCGCCATCCTGCAGACGCTGGCTCATCACCTCGGCCGCGGCGATCACCCGGCGCGCCACCGACCGCTGCTTGATGATCCGGGCGTACTCATCAGCGTTCGCGGCGCTTGGGGTGTTCTTCACCAGGTGGGCAGCGACCTGCAGGGTGCTCTGCCCGTCCGCCAGTTGAGCCCGCGCCTCGTAGAGGGTCACGATGTCGACCGCGATGCCTTTCGCCTGGCAGGCCAGCAGCAGCTCGAACAGTTCCGCGCAAGCGGGGTGGTGGAAGTCCGAAACCTCCAGCTTGGCGCCCATGTCCTCGATCAGGTCGCCCCTCTGGATCATGGCGCCGATCACCGCGTACTCGGCTTCGTGGCTGTAGAGCTTCGACTCTGGCACCTCGTAGCCCATCACCGGGACATCCTGCATCTCGAGGTATCCGGTCATACCGAACCTCGCACGGATTTCCAGCGCAACAGCACCACTTCGCCGTTGGCGTCGCAGAGGCGATCAATCACGCGATCCCCGATGAATCGCCGGATATCGACCAGGCTCAGGTTGCTGATCAGGATGGTCGGAAGCAGGCGCTCGTAGCGGCCATTGACGACCTGGAACAGTACCTGGCGCTCGAAGTCGGTGCCGTGCTGGGCACCTACCTCGTCGATCACCAACAGGTCCGGAGCGTGCAGACTCTCGTAGACCTCGGACTCGCTCTTACCCTTCCGCCCAAACGTGTCCTTCACGCCCAGGATCAGGTCGGGTGCGGTGATGTAGCGCGCAGTCGCGCCAGCCAGACCTTCGGTGCGCAGCACCTGCTGGATGATCGCGCAGGCCAGGTGAGTCTTCCCGGTTCCCATGGTGCCCAGCAGCATCAGCGAGCGCCCAACCTTCCAGTTCGAGGCGAAGTCGTCTGCGTAAGCCTTGCAGCGAGCCAGAACTGGCGACTGCTGGTCCGGTGCGAAGTCGGTGCGGTAGTTCTCCAGGGTCGCCGGTCGGAAGCGCGGCGGTATCTGGCTCTCCAGCAACGCGGCGTTGACCATCCGGGCATCACGCGCAGCCTGCGCCTTGGAGCGAACCTCCGGATCGGATGATTGGCGAGCGTCGAACTCGCAGCGCCAGCATCCAGTCCAGACGAACCCGCCGTCGAACTGCTCCTGCTGCTTGCTCTCGAAGCCGCCGTGAACGGGGCAAGTCTCGTCCCTGGTTTTCACTTGGTTTTTGGTCATGGTCATGGTCTCGCAATTCGGTAGGTGCCGTCGGCCTGGCGCTCCAGGCCCTCTTCGTGATCGATCTGATCCAGGTTCAAGTGGGGCGGACTGCCCTGGTGACCTGAGGAAAGGACCCCGGAGTTGATCAGCCACTCAAGCTCAAGGCCCGTCCATCCGCGCTCAATCGCTTTGCTTAGCACCCTGTCCGGAGCGGCACCGAGCTGGGCGGCATCCAGGAGCGTCTTGGCTATGCCCTTCCAGGCGAGGTCGGTTAAAGGTGCCCGCTTGGCCTTCCGGTGAACCAGATACGCCTCTGCCACGTCCTGGGAGAGCCCAGTGACGCTGTTGGTCATCGTGGTTGCGGTGACGGTGGTCGACTTCCTTGGTTTGGGGCGAGGCCGATCACTAGCCGCGCCAGCGGCATCCCCCTCGGGGGGTAAGGGGGGCTCTATATCTTTTCTCTTACTCTTCTCTACATCTAAATCTTCTCTAGGTAACGCATCGCTAACGCTCGCACCGTTACCCTTTGCGTTAGCCGCCTTGTGGTTTGCCACGCGCTTCGCCGTGAGCAGCCTGTTTTTCGCAGTCTTGCCGTTGTGCCGGTCGAATCGTGGCAGGCTGATGACGCCGCCCTCTTCGACCATCCAACCGACTTGACACATGAAATCGCAGAAACCGGTAACGCCAGCCAAACGATCAAGTAACAACTTGCTAACGCTTGGGGCGTTGCCTTCTTCCGTGTGCTGGTCGAACCAACCCCACACACGCAGCAGTTTCCCAACGACTGCATCCATGTCGACATTGGCCAGCGAGGCCAACTGACACACCTCGGGTTTCTCCAGGGTGGCCAACTCGAACTTGATCCAGTCACCAGCCATCAGATGTTCAGCTCCTCGGTAACGCGCTTCACGAAGTCGTGATATCCCTCGGCCATGAGGAACCCTTGATCTTCAAGCGCACCGCGGCATGCCTTGGCGTGGCCGTAAAGAACCCAGCGTTCACGCTCGGGCAGTTCGCGGAATTGACGGTAGGACGGCCAGGGGCCGGCGATCACCGGGCGGCCGTTGGGGCCAGTGGTGATCCGACCCGGTTTTGGTTGTGAGGTCATTCGCCGATCTCCTGCGAAGGGGTGCCGCGCATCTGGAAGCGCTCCCGGCCGGCGCCGAAATCCGGGTGCGTGGCTCGGTGTTGGGTCACGAAGGTGCAGCCGCGCGCGAAGCGCTCGAATACCCTGCTGATCTCGGCCTTAGCCCAGACCGCGAAGGGCCGCGCGTTCAGTTCCTCGTGCTTGCTGCGCACCATGGCGAAGGGGCGCGGGCTGTGCGGCATTTCGCGCACCACCGCGTCGATCACCCTGGGCGGTAGGCCGTACTGCTTTCCGATCCGCTGCCGGATAGCGCTGATGCTCTCCATGCCGTTGGGGATCGAGTCGAGCAGCGGGTGCGATCGGTCCATGTCGCCGACGGTTTCGGCCAGCGCTGCCACCTGCTGCTCGGTCTGCCGCTGTCGCCGCTCCAGATCGACGGTGAGTTGCACGCTGGCCAGCAATTGCTCGGCGGCGGTCAGTGGCCGGGAAGCCTGCTGTTCCAGTTCCTGCCAGCGGTCCACCAACTGGGCGGTGAACTCCGGATAGAGTTGGGCGACGACGATGATGCTGTCGCGCTTGCCCTGGTCGCCGGTGAAGACGTACTCCTGAGCGGGGCGGCCAGCAGTGGGCTTTTCCTGCATTGCAGGTAAAGCAATCACCCCGCGCTCGGCCAGCCGCTCAATGGTCACGCGTACATTGTCGTGACGCGATCCAACAAGATCCGCGATCTCCCGGCTGGTCATGGTGGCGGACTGGCCGCCAATTGAGGTCAGGCCAGTCATGTCGAAGCCCTCGTAATAGCCGCATCTATTGCATCGGCTACGCCTGCATCCAGGTAGTGGTTCACCCGATCTACCAGGCCCTGGTCTTCCACTCGGTCTAGACTGCTTCCGGCAAACTGGGCGGACACCTTGAGCCAGTTGAATATCTCGCCCATGAACCCCGCGAACTGGCCGCGTTTGACAGTTTCCTCTTGCTCGTCCGAAGGGGCTTTGGTGATCAAATCGCGCACCATGCTCCTGAGCACCTCGCAAGCCATCCAGTCGTCCACATCCCGGACATACTTCAGATAGATGTGCGCGATACTCTTGCCGGCCTCGAGACCGGTGAGGTAGCTACCAGTCAAAGGAACATCCCACATTGAGTAGCGACCATGGTCCTTGCCTACGAAGGGCAAGCGCTGCCAAGTTTCCTTGGCGCGCGGGTGGAGAGATATCCCCTGTGGCTTCTTGCCTCGACGAGGGCGTTTTGCATCAGACACAGAGCTCATGCCGGCACCTCCATCTCGGTCAGCAGTTGGATCAAGTCTTCGCCAGCCAACCTGGCGATAGTGATAATCGACAGATGGATCGCATCCACCTGGTCGGCGGTCAGGCGCGGGCCCGGCTCGAAACCTTCGAAAGCCAAGTCTTCGCGAACTGCGGTAGCCAAGTCCTGGATGGCGCCGATGTAGCTGTAGAGCTGGTCACCGAGCGCTTTCGCTCCGATGCGGCTAGTCATTGGCCACCTCCCAACCCTCCAAGGCGGCACGGACCAAGGCCTGCGCGGTCTCGACCGCGTGAAGCATCAGCGAAACCTGGGAGGAAACGCTCGGCTCGCTAACGATTTCCTGAAGCCCACCAATCACCGCGTCCAGAAGATCGGTGGCGCTGTCCAGCGCGAGGTCGGCATCGATGTCATCCTTAACGCACAGGACATTCGTCTTGTGATCTCCCTTCGAAAGATCGACCGGCGCAGTCGCCCGGAAGCTGATACCCAGAGTGGCCCTCATCGCCGAGCCTCCTTCTGCCGGTTGATTCGCTCAGAACAGACCTGCTCGAACTCCGCCAACTGGAAGATGGCACCGCCAACCTCCTCCAAGAACCAGCCAAGACGCTCGGCGGTTTCCTGGCCGATCTCGCCTTCAGCACTGGTAAGCGCCAGCAGTTTCCCGACTGCGGCGACACCAAGCGCCATGTTCTGAGCCGCATGGCGAGCCGTACCACGATCCAACTTGATGGAGCGGATCTGCTTATCGGTCAGAACTTCATCGGGGACCGGGGAGCACTGATTGCTGAGCAGTGTCGCGAGGTTCATTGGCGGCGCTCCTTTGCATTGAGCGCAGCGGCGATTTCCGCCTCCTCCGCAGGCAGAGGGATGGCGGCATCCACCAGCGCCTTTGCCGCATCACTCAGGTACGCCAGCGCGTGGTAGCCATTGCCATCCATGGGGCTACCCTCGACGAGGGAGATGAGGATGTCGCTGAGTCCGGCCAGAATGACGCTGGCCTCGTCCAAGGCTTCCCGCTTGGAAAGTCCAGGGTTGACCTTGAAGAAGCTGTTCTCCGGGTCAATAGGGCGAGCTCTCAGAAGCGCGTTCATGCCACACCTCCCGCTGCATCCAAGCCGCGCACGCAGCTACTGTGCATCGCCGCCACCACCTCGGTGAGCAGCGCGATAGCTTCCGCCTCGGAGTCGCTCATAGGGTGATCGATATCCCTGGCCATGCGCCTGAGCAAAGCGCAGAGAGCGTTGAGCGACTCCTCGTAACGTTGCATTACCTCTACGATGGGAACCCCCTCGCAGACCTGGAGCGCACAGAGCCCGCTGGGGGTTAGGAGAAATCCAACCTCCTCAGTGGTCACTGACTGTTGCGCCTGGCTTGACGTTTTGATATTTTTGAGATGCATGTTGATGTCTCCCTCGAGACAAAGAAGTACCTAGGAAGTCGCGCCAACGACTACCGACTAAAGGCCTCGCGAAAGCGGGGCTTTTTGCTTTCCGGCGTATGGGTCAGCCGGGCCGCAAAGTGGCGCCAGGACACTCCGTGCTATCGTTCGTCCCCTCAACGGGGAACAGACGGAGATCCGTGGTATGGCAGTAATGGGAGTGGTATGCGGCTATCACGCTAGCCTTCCTCGCTATGCGGTTCGCACCGACGATAGGTTTGCGATCGTTGATGTGCTGGTTGGCGAGCTTCGGATTGGGGACTCGGTGCGCGGCCCCTTGGAAAACAACGGGATGGCGGTGCTGATAAACCGAACCACCGGAGAACTTGTCGAAGTCGCCGTTGAAGCCGTTCACGCCAGCCAAGACGCCGCAGAATCTCTGCTTCGTCGTAAATGACACCAGCCTGAAAGCCCTGCCCGCGCCAAGCAGCCGCGATCCGATCACGCTGAACATCCAGCCCGAGGAAGCGAGCCATCTTCGAAAGGAAAGTCACGGAGCCACCTCGGCACTGGATGCCTGCACAGCAGCATCAGCGCACTGCCCCAGGCGGGAGTCGGACGGCAGAATGGGCTCAAGGTCGGCGGAGCCTGCGGTCCAAGCTTCGCAGCACGAAGCGGGTAGCGAGATTCGACTGTTCGAGGGAACAGCCTTTATCTCGAAGGCTCCGACGACCTGACCGTCGATCACGCGCACGAAGACTCTTCGGCCAGATCTCGCCATTTGAGATACAGCGCTTTGGGTTATGCCAAGAGCTCTGGCCACTTCCTTCTGCTTGGCGCGAAAGGTTTTGGTGCCCAAGAACTCGCTCAACGGGACGTCTTTCATCTGGCTGGTCCATGAGGTGTTTCCCGGAGATATTAGCCCGGCTTGTTTTTTCCAGCAACAAATAAAAGCCTGGCTGTTTGAAACAATTAAGTAGAGCTAATACAGTTTTGGCATGAGCAGACAACGAAGACCCCTAGCCCCCCACGAAGCTCTTGAGTGCGCCCGACTCAAGGCGATTTACCTCAAGCGGAAGGCAGAAGCTTCGGCGCGAGGGCAAGCCATCACCCAGGAAAGCGTTGGGGAGGCTTGCGGGTGGGCATCCGCACAAAGCACCGTCAACCAGTACATGTCCGGCAAGCTGGCCTTGAATATCGATGCCTTGCTGAAGTTCTCGCAGGTGCTGAGCTTTTCTCCTGCGGAGGTCAGCCCTCGCCTTGCTGCAGAACTGGAAGAAATGACCAGGATTGCAAACGGATTGACCGACCAAGGCCCTGCAGCACTGAAAGCTGTCGAGCCCAATGCGGAATTGATCGGATGCATGTCCCCTTGGGATGACTCCACGCCGCTTGGTCCAGATGAGGTAGCCATTCCGCTGTACAAGGAGGTCGAGTTGGCTGGAGGAACCGGAGCTACGGAGGTCGTTGAGGTTCCCGGAAGGCTCTTACGCTTTGCTAGGTCAACGCTTCGCGAGGCAGGGGTTGACGAGAAGAACGCTGCGTGTGCGACCCTCCGAGGTAGGAGCATGGAGCGCTTGATCATGGACGGTGCCACTATCGGTATTGACCGGGGTGCTACGCATATCGAAGATGGTGAGATATATGCCTTTGACCACGACGGCATGCTTCGAGTGAAATTCCTCTATCGCCTTCCAGGCGGAGGGTTGCGAATCCGTAGCGAGAATGATGAGGAGTACCCAGACGAGTTCCTAACACCGGAGCAGGCACAGCAAATCAGGGTCCTCGGCTGGGTGTTTTGGTGGTCAACCGTTAGAAGAAAGCGAGGGCTTCGCTTAGCAAAATGAGCCCACCAAGCCCGGCAGAAGCCGGGTTTTTTTCTCGTCAAACACAAAATATTAGCCAGGCTGTTTACATAAAAATAAAGCAATGCTAATTTTCCCTCATCGTAGTCGAGGGAATTCATTATGGATTGCGCCACCACCATCAGCACTGATACCTGGCAAGGCCGTCTCGGCATGGGTCTCGCTCCGCGCGAACTGGAGGCCACCCTGCATGCGGCGAGCGACCTGACCGCAAAGGAGATCGCGAAGCTGATGGGCATCGCGCCTGGAACCGTATCCAAGCGGTTGGATGATGCGCGGTTCAAGCTCGGCGCCAAGACTATCCGCGGCCTGGTGCTGGAGGCGTACAAGCGCCAGATTATCAGCCCCCTGTGCGTTGGCATCCTCGCCCTCCTGGCGGCAGCACAACCCCTCCTCGATGAAGACCCGGCCATGCGGGCGCGCCGTGGCGGCGAAAGGAAGATCGAAACTCGTCTGACTGCTCGCCGCGATGGCGTGGCCTGGGTGGCGTGATCATGGCCTGGGACAGAAACGATCCTCTCAACATCCTGGCGCTGCAGCTCGACGGTGAACTGCGCGCAGCGGCCGACTTTTGCCATGGCTACAACGGGCCGGCACAGCGCGCTTTCGCCCGGCACATCCAGGGCCTGGGCAAGACGCTCGACGAGCTTACCGTGGCAGACCTGAAGGCGGCGGCCGCATTTGCGGACGCAGAACTGAACGACCTGCAACAGAGAGGGCTGATCTGACGCGGCAGACCGAACGCGCCGAAGCAGCCAAGCAGTAACCAACCGATTTTCGCGAAAGCCAACAACCGCGGCAGGCCATCGGCTTGCCTGGAGGAAAGCATGGACAACAAACCTCTCATCAAGCCCGGGAAGCTCTTCCTGATCTGTATCGCCCTGCTGGCCTATGCCGGGTTGTCCGTCGCCCTGGTGGGCGGCATTGGGCCGGCCCTGGTCAGCAGTCGCGACGATGTTCTGGTCTTCGCGGGATTCGCCATCCCCGGCGTCTGGTTGATCGCCTCGGTCTGCCTCGGCATCCACCTCGCCAACACCCGCCGCGAAGAAGCGGCCACCACCAGCAAGGAGAAAGACCAATGAAGCGGATTCCCGCTGCTGCAATGCTGTGCCTGCTCGCCGTCCTGGCGGGCTGTTCGAAGGTGCCTGCCGGCAACGTCGGCGTGATCGTCAATCTCTACGGCTCCGAGAAGGGTGTGGAGACGCGTGAGGTCGGAACTGGGCGCTACTGGGTAGGCGTGAACGAGGAGCTCTACCTGTTCCCCACCTTCACGCAGACCGAGACCTGGGGCGGCGAGGAAGCGATCAGCTTCCAGACCGTTGAGGGCATGAAGGTCGGCGGCGCCGTCGGCATCACCTACTCGGTATCTCCCGATAAGGTGACGACGCTGTTCCAGAAGTACCGGGCGGGTATCGACGAAATCACGAACAAGTTCCTGCGGAACATGGTGCGCGATGCCTTCAACGATGTTGCCTCGAAGCTTCCAGTCGAGAGCGTCTATGGCGCCGGTAAGGCGGACCTGCTGCTGGCCGTCGAGAAGCGCGTGCGCGACCAGGTGGCGCCCATCGGCATCAACATCGAGCGCATCTACTACGCATCCGACCTGGTCCTCCCGCCGCAGGTTACGCAGAGCCTGAACGCGAAGATCCAGGCCACCCAGATGGCTGAGCAGCGCCGTAACGAGGTCGCCCAAGCCAAGGCAGAAGCCGACAAGGAACGCGCTCGGGCCCAAGGGGAGGCGGACGCGAAGCTGACCCTGGCCACCGCCGACGCGAAGGCGATCGAGATCCGCGCCCAGGCGCTGCGCTCGAACCCCGACGTCGTGACCCTCAATGCCGTCGAGAAGTGGGACGGAAAGCTGCCCACCTACATGGCCAGCGGCTCCCCGCTGCCCTTCATCGGCATCAGCAAGTAGCCACCCTCGCCCCGGCGCCAGCGATGGCGCCAATGGAGAAAAAAATGAAAGCACCTCTGATCAACACCAAGAACCTGAACATCACGCTGAACTTCTTCGCCCCCGATGACATTCCCGGCCTGGTTGCTGGTGAGTCGGTGGAACTCAAGCCGGCCACCTGTGCCCACCCAACTGATGTCCCTGCCATCGGAGAGTACTGGGAGGGCCAGGGCGGAATTTACGCCGGCCGGGTACCGCCTAAGGACGGTCAGTCCAGCTACTACCTCATCGTAGCGGGGGATGATGTAGGCAGATGCGCTTGGAGCTCACACAGTCATGAGATAAGCGCAAGGCGCAAATGGGACGGGATGGCCAATACAGCCGCCATGCTGGAATCCGAGAGTCCCGCAGCAAGAGCTGCTGTTGCTTTCGTAGCAGATGGACATGAGGACTTTTACCTGCCGGCCCGGGCAGAGCTGGCGATCTGTGAACTGAACGTGCCTGAAGTCTTCGCAAATGACCGGTATTGGAGCAGCACTCAGGTGGCCGCAGGTATTTCGTTCTGCGTCGGTCTACACGACGGCAGCTCGTTCTACGGGAAAAAACACGAGACCTTCCTAGTCCGGCCAGTCCGCAGGGTGCTGATTTAATCCCCATTCTTATTCATCCCGCTGGCGCGGACAGCGGGGAGGACCTCCCAATGAAACGAGCAACCGTTGTAACCGAACTGCCGGCCAGCACCAGCCGGGATATGGACAAGTTCGTTGTCCTACTGCCGGACGGACTGAGGGCCGAGGTGGAAGCCGAAGCCAAGCGGGATGAGCGCAGCATGAACAGCGTGGTCATCATCGCCCTGCGCGAGTACCTGCATGGCCAGCGCCGAAAGCATGCGCTACTCAACGCCTTGACCGCTGCCGCCGGAGATCGCTGACCATGAAGCAAGCCCTCACCAGCACCGCGGTCAGCCTGCTGATCAGCGCGTGCCTGTACTTCGGACATGGCTCCATCCACCAGTTCGCCTTCTATGTGTCGGCGGCACTAAACGTCCTCTGCTGGCTGCTGATATTCGCCGGCGGCATCAAGGGGCAAGGAGCCGCGAACATGCTCGCCCGCCCGTGGCTCTCCATCCCTACCGGCGCTCTGCACGTGGCGGCCCTGGCCCTCACAGATCACCCTGCGCTCGCGGCTTCAAGCCTGCTGGTGCAAATGGCTTGCTACGCCCTCGCCTACCAGGCGGTGCGCAGAGCCGAGCAAGGGGGTGACCTATGACCCATGCCCTGTTTAAACAGATCGATCTGACCGCCAAGCTCGGCCAGGACGGTAGCTCGCTCCAGGCCATGAACGCGCTGCGCGTCATCCGGGAAACGGTAGCGAAGCACCTGGCCGGCGCCGAGGCTGCAGAAGAGCATCCGCTCGAGCGCGCCGTCCTGGCGCTCCGCACCATCGCCGAGTACCCCTGTCCCGAGCAGGACAACATGCCGGCGGCGAACATGCGAGAGATCGCACTGGCCGCGCTGGACGGCGCTGGAGCGAGTTCCGAACCGGGCAATCCTGGCGGCGAACCTGTTTCCGGACCGGGTAATGCCGGCGAGCGACCCCACCCCGCGCCGGGATCGGGCGACAGCAAACTGGCCGAAAGCCTCCAAACTCTGGTGCGCTGGCTTGATCGCGTGGCAATCGAGGACGGCTACGTCGGCGTGCCGGTGATCGAGGCCGTCGAGGTGGTGGTCACCGAGATGAAGCGCCAGCAACAACCAGTCGATCCGGCCTTCTGCCGCTGCAACCACTGGTTCGCCGGGGACAGCGTCGAAGCGGCCTTCATTCGCCAGCATGGCCAGTGCCAGGACTGCGTCGAGATGGACCAGATGCTGGAGCGGGAAGTGCAGGCCGAGAACGCCAAGCGCTACCTGTGGCTGCGCAACACGGCTCTCTACGCATCGGACCTGGCCCGCGAGGTCAATCGCATGGACAAGAGCGTCGTCAACCTTCTCCCGCGGGACAAGGACGGCAACCTCCTGGTAGAGGCTGATCTGGACGAGGCCATCGATGCTGCCATGGCGAAATGGTCGGCCGAGGTTCTGTGCGCAGGCGTTGACGTCGCTACCGACCGTGTGGAACTGGCCATTCACAATTGGACCGCGCCGGCGGAAGGCGGTGACGCATGAGCATCACCCTCAAGGGCCATGCCCTCAACCAGCGCCAGCTCGACGCTATCACCCCGGTAATGAACGACCTGATTCAGGGCCGGGTTGACCTGGCAAGTTTCGATGATGCCTGCGTCAAAGCCCTGGATAACGCCGGCTGCCCGCTGGGCTACGACACCAGCATGCCCGGTACCGGCAGCACCATCGAGGAGCGGGCCGCGAGATGGCTGAGGGACGGTCAAGTGGGAGCGTCTTCGCGGGCCATCCACGATCACATGCTCGGTCTGCCCATGGAACGCCATCACGCGGCCTATCCCCATGACCCGGATGATCTGAATCGCTGCCTGCTTCTGCTGAACCTGATCCCTGAATGGGCGCCACGCATCCGCGAGATGGCCCAGCACAGCCAGGAGTGGGCCGCACTGGCGAGCAGTTGGGGAAAGCTCACCAACCTTTTCCTGCAAGAAGCTGGGCTGGACTGGCAACGCAGCAGGGGAGCCCCCGAAACCTACGCGGCGATGCGACTCCTACTGGGTGATGCATGAGAAAAGCACTGACCGCCATCGCACTCGTCGCGCTGTTTGGCCTGGCTGCGGTTGCCGCCGGCACCGCGCTCCAGCCGTTCAAGACCCTGTTCATCTGGGAGGTATGCCAGTGATGAGAGGCTCCGATATTCCACCACCACCAGGGTATCGCCCTACCCCGCTCGCCACCCTCGGCCAGCAGTTGGTCCGCCTGGGCCAGGCGATGCAGAACCCCAACACCAAGCTCGGCGAGTTGACCGAACTGGTCCAGGCCTGCGGCGTCGACCTGCGGATCTGCGACACGAACAAGGAGAGCCGGTCATGAAGGGCGCAACGTTGCACAGGCTGATCGATATCTACGCCGACAGTCGCCGTAACCTGCGCGTCCGTTTGGCGGCCCTCCGGATGTTCGTCCGCGCGGTGTGCGCCGATCGCAACACCAGCTTCGCCGAGTATCGCCAGGTGTGTCGGAGGCTCCTCAAGGGCATGCCGTTCACCGAGCAGGCGCTTGAGCGCGAGCGAGCGGCATATCTGGATCGCACCAGAGCTGCGAGACAAGCCATGGAGGAGAGCGGTGCTTGGCTTATCGGAAACTCAGCAATGATCGAGCAGGCCCTGTCGTTTGACGACCTGTGCGATCTCCTGGGGGTGAATCATGCCCACCGTGCCGAGGCTGCCGAGGCCTGCGCGGGCGACGCCGGAGTCGTTGGCGGCCTGCTCTGGATTGGTGGGGAGTTCGAGGACAGCGCAGACCACAAGAGCGGCCGCTCCAACCGAGGGAACACGGGACCCCTTACCGCAGCGGTCCAGAACCTGTTCCAGAGGTTCCTGCTTGAGAATCCGTCGGCAATTCCCGATCCGTTCGCCCCGGGCGGCCCTTTCTACGGTGCCCCGCGGCAGGAGATGGCGCCAGATGGAACGGTGCAGATTCGGCGACCGGCACTCACCGTCCACAGCCAGGACGGATCAATCCGCACAGTCGAGCGAAAGCCTGAAGTCTGCGGCGCGGTGCGCAATGAAAGGAGTAAGACATGATCGAAGAGAATCACCAGGCCCCAGAACAGGACCTGGCCGGCGCCATCCGCGACCTGCTGGCACACCTGCGCGGCCCGAAAGTGGCTCCAGAGGACGAACTCTGGACCACGAAAGAAATCGGCGAGTACCTCAAGCTGTCACCGGCCACGATTGAAGGTCGTGTGGTAACTCGGCCGGACTTTCCTGACCCGCTACAGCCGTGCGGGACGGTCAAGGCGTCCAAACGGTGGTTTGCGGTAGACGTGAAAAGGTGGGCTAGACAGAACAGCAGTAAGCTGCCGAAGGGGAAGCCCCGCAGATAATGCGGGGCGGTCGCCGAGCACTTAATCAAGCCGGCTCGCTACCTCGGTTGCAGTCGCGTTGTAGTAGACCATGAGCGACCGCGGGTCACGATGTCCCGTCATTCTGGCCAGGTCGAGCACATCGAGCTTCCTGGCGAGCCTGGTGGTGGCTTCGTGACGGGTGTCGTGGAAGTTCAGCCCGTCGATTTTCTGTCTGTCCCGCACCTTTCGAAAGAGGGTATCGGCCGAGCCGGACGTCAGCGTAAACAGGTTCTGGCGCTTCCCAGCAGCATCTACCAGAACTTGGAGCAAGGTTACCGCACGGGAACTGAGCGGCACCTTACGGGCATCGCCGTTCTTCGTCTTGTCAAGTTCGACGTAGCGGGCCCTCAAGTGGACCCGGGCAGCAACGAGGCCGAGGATCTCGCCCTGCCGCATAGCCGTCTCCAGGGCGATCAGAAAAGCGTAGGCAAGCTCCTGCATCTTGCCGGTCGGCGCTACCCCCTCCTGATACCCAAGCCCCTCAAGGATCAGGGTTTCCTCGGCAGCCGAAATGCGCCTGTCCCGCGGCGGCCGGCTCTTCGGGCGCCGCACCTCGCGAACAGGGTTGGTCGGGCACCATCTCCACTCCCGGCGCGCCTGCTCGAACACGCTCGACAGCAACGTCATTTCGCGACGCACAGACGACGTGGCCACCGACTTCAATCGGTGATCGCGCCATGCTGCGATCTGATCGGCGCCGATATCACAGATGCGCTCGCCGACGAATTCCAAGTCATTGACCAGCTTGTCGAGTCGGATCTCTTCCCAGCGTTTGCCGGCCTTAGTGGGTGAGACTTCATCCTTGTATTTCTCCAGCGCCTCCTTCAGAGTGAAGTTCGATGCCCCTTTAGGGCTTCCAACTCCCGCCAGAATCTCGGCCTCCCGCTGAGTCGCCCAGGCCACCGCCTCGGCCTTGGTGGAGAAGGTGCCGGAGTCTCGAACGCCTTTCTTTGCCACCTCGGCGCGCCATCCGCCGCTTCGCTTTCTGTACGTTGCCACCAC